AAGCTCAAGGCCTATGGCATCGATCCGCAGGCTGGCGCGCTCAAGGCCGCCGGCGACGCAGCCGCCGCGATGGGAAAGCCGCTCGAACAGGCCGTCGAAGCGTTGGCCGATGCGATGACCGGCGAGAACGAGCGCTTGAAGGAGTTCGGCATAAAGGCATCCAAGGCGGGCGACCAGATCGTCTACACCTGGACAGAGAACGGCAAGACGATGGCCGCCAAGGTCAGTGCCAGCAACAAGGCGATGATCCAGAGCACGCTGCAGGGGATCTGGAACCGGCGCTACGGTGGCGCGATGGACAAGCTGTCCGGCACCTGGGACGGCATGCTGTCGAACCTCAAGGACGGTGTCGCGCGCTTCATGCTGTCGATCGGCGATGCCGGCCTGTTCGGGTTTCTAAAGAACGAGCTCGGAGGCCTGCTTGCGAAGTTGAACACGATGGCGGACGACGGCAGCCTCAAGGCGCTGGCGACCACCATCTCCAACGAGTTGGTGACCGCCTTCAAGGAGCTGAAGGCCTGGGCCGAATCGGTCGATTGGAAGGGCGTCTGGCAGGACGTCAAGGATGTCGCCTCTGGCATCAAGACGCTGGTTGAGTCGATCGGCGGTTTCAAGGGTGTCGCGATCGCGTTCGGAGCGGTGCTGGCGGTCAATATCATTTCGCCGCTCTACATGATTGTCGGCGCGCTGGGGCGGCTTGGACTGAGCCTGGTTGCTTCGGTCGGCGGCTGGTCGGCGATCGGCGGGGCAATCATGGGGGTCGGTCGGGCCATTGTCATCGTCGGCCGGTTGTTCCTCATGAATCCGATTGGGCTGGCGATCTCGGCCATCATCGGTGCCGGCTGGCTGCTCTACGAAAACTGGGAAACCATCAAGGGCTGGTTCGTCGATTTCTTCAACTGGTTGCCGAACAAGATCAGCGAGGTGGCCGGCTGGCTCAAGTCGCTGGTTCCGGACTGGCTCAAGGGCGGCTCGGTCAATGTCACCATGAAGCAGGTATCCGATGTGGGCGGCGACCCAGGCCTGCCTGCTTCACCACGCCCATCGGTCCTGCAACAAATGAGAGTCCAGAATCAACGGACGAACATCCAGGGCGAGATGGTCATGCGCTTTGAAAACGCCCCGCCGGGCCTGCGGGTCAGCCAGGGTAAGACGAACCTGCCTGGACTGGCGATGAACCCGGATGTCGGCTACTCGAGTAATTCACTGGTCGGAGCGTACTGATGGCCTGGAAAGATCAACTGCGGCCGGCGAGCTTCAGGGGCGTTCCGTTCCAGGTCGAATCGGACGACCTGTCGGCCGGTCGCCGCGTGCAGATCTTCGAGTATCCGCAGCGCGACAAACCGTTCGCCGAAGACCTCGGCCGCGCCGCCCGCGAGATCAACATCACCGGATACGTCATCGGCCCGGATTACTTGGCCGGTCGGGACAAGCTGCTCGCCGCTCTGGAAGAATCCGGCGTCGGTGCGCTGGTGCATCCGTGGTACGGCTCGATGCAGGTCGTCGCCAAACCGGCACGGGTGGCGCACAGCCAGGACGAAGGCGGCCTGTGCCGCTTCTCCCTTGTTTTCGTCGAAGCAGGCGAGCTGCAGTTTCCGTCCTCCTCCTCGGCGCCCGGGGTCAAGACGACGCTTGCGGCGGAAGAACTGTCGACCGCTGCCGTCGATGACTTCGTCGAGCGTTTCACGGTCGATGGCTTCCCTGAATTCGTCGCAGACGACGCGATGACCAAGGTCTCCGGCGCGCTCACCTCGCTGCAGAGCATCGCCGGCCGGGTAGGGCGCATCCTGCAGAATCCGGTCTCCGGTATCGCGGCGGAATTGAACACGCTGGTGCGCACGCCGTCGTCGCTGGCCAGCCAGATCATGGGGCTCTTCAGCTTGGGTGATGGACTGATGACGACCGTCTCCGGCCTGTTCGGCGCGGAAAACGCCGCGAATCAGCGCGCAGTCGTCGGCGCCATCGCATCGACGGCGAATTTTCCAGCGCCGACTCAGTCGACGGTGCAGGTTGCGCCGGCCCGGCAGCAGATGATCGACAACGCGGCCGCCGTCAATGCGCTGATGCGTCGCGCCTTGCTGATGCAGTCGGCCAGCATGGTCGGTGCCATGGAGCTGCCGGTGTACGACGATGCCGTGGCGTTGCGACGCGATCTGGTCCGCGCGCTTGATGCTGAGTCGCTGACGGCGGATGACGACATGTACCGCGTGCTGCAGGACACGAGGGCCGCGGTGCATCAAGACATCGGTACGCGCCTCGATGGCACGGCGCGGCTCCGCCTGGTCACGCCTGCTGAGCCGCTGCCGGCCCTTGTGCTGGCGTATGACCTCTATGAAGACGTTGCGCGCGACGGCGAGATTGCCGCGCGCAACAAGATCCGCCACCCCGGTTTTGTGCCGGCCGAACAACTGAAGGTGCTTTCCGCATGACGATCGATCAGCGCAATCGGGTGCGCCTGCGCATCAACGGCACCGACTACGGCGGCTGGACGTCGGTCGAGATCGCCGCCGGCGTCGAGCGCGTGGCGCGCGACTTCAGGCTCAACGTCACCGATCGCTGGCCGGGTTCCGGCGAACTGGTGCAGCGCATCAAGCCGTTCGACCGCTGCGAGGTGTGGATCGGTAACGATAAGGTGCTGACCGGCAGCGTCGACGCCATCCCGGTCAGTTACGACGACCAGCAGGTATCGGTATCGATTGCCGGCCGAAGCATTACCGCCGACCTGGTCGATTGCGCCGCGATCAACACGCCGGGGCAGTGGCGCGGCCTGCGCCTCGAGGCGATAGCCAAGGCGCTGGCTGGCGAGTACGGCATCACGGTTGTCAACGAGGCCGACACTGGCGCGGTGATCGCCGAGCACCAGATCCAGCAGGGCGAGACGGCGTTCGAGTCGCTTGATCGTCTGCTCAAGCTGCGCCAGGTGCTGGCCACCGACGACGCCGAAGGACGGCTGGTGCTGACTGTGCCCAGCCGAACGCGTGCCACCGATGCGCTCGAGCTGGGGCAGAACATCCTCAAGGCCGATGCCGGCTTCGACTTCAAAGACGTGTTTTCGCAATACCGCGTCAAAGGCCAGCGCGCCGGGACAGACGAATCCTTCGGCGCCACCTGCAGCGCCGTGGCGGACGAGCTGGACGCCAACATTCCGCGCCGGCGCGTGATGATGGTGCGCCAGCAAGGGCAGAGCGACGGCGGCAGCTGCGGGCGTCGCGCCACCTACGAACGCGCCCGGCGGCTGACCAAGGCGCTGGAAGCGACGATTACGGTGCAGGGCTGGCGGCAGAGCGACGGCACGCTGTGGCTGCCGAACCGCATCGTGCGGCTGCGCGACAGCCTGCTGCGCCTCGATCGCGACATGCTGATCGCTGAGGTCACCTATCGCCTCGACGACGCCGGGACGACCTGCACGCTGCGCGTCGGGCCGCCGGATGGGTACGAAGCCGAGCCGCCAGAGGTGGCGGCCGAGAAAAAGCGCAAGGCGGCTGGCGCCGATGTCAGTGGCGTCGATCAGTGGGTCAGCTTCTGGCCGGGAGACAAGAAATGAGACAACTGGGTCGCGCCCTGGCGCCACTGGCGCGCGGGCTGCAGAACATGTTCAGCCGCGGGGTCGTATCGGCGGTGAATTCGGCCTTGAAGATGCAGACGGTGCAGATCCAGCTGCTGACCGGCGAGGGCAAGGACAACGTCGAACACTTCGAACCTTACGGCTTCACGGCGCACCCGCATGTCGGCGCCGAGCAGGCGACAGGCTTTGTCGAGGGCGACCGCTCGCACGGCATCGTGCTGATCGTGGCCGATCGCCGGTACCGGCTGGTCGGTCTGGCGGCTGGTGAGGTGGCGATCTACGACGACCAGGGGCAAAAGGTGCATCTGACCCGATCAGGCATCGTCATCGACGGCGCCGGCCTGCCGGTGACCATCACCAATACGCCAAAGGTGCGCATGGAAACCGAGCAGTTCGAATGTACGGGCGAGATCAAGGACCGTTGCGACAGTGACGGCATGACGATGGAAGGCATGCGCAACGTCTACAACGCGCACACGCATCCAGGTGATTCCGGTGGCACGACCGGACAACCCAACCAGAGCATGTGATGAGCGCACTCGTACAAGATCTCTCCGTCGTGGTCGACGGCGTTGCCGGTTCGGTGCTGGCCGATGACGACCCACTGATCCGCGCCGTGATCATCAGCCTCTTCACCTGGCGCCGCGCGAATGCGGACGACGCTGTCGACGGTAGTCGGCAGGGCTGGTGGGGCGATGCCACGGCCAGCGTTACCGGCGATCGCATCGGCTCGCGGTTGTGGCTGCTTTCCCGCGAGAAGCTGCTGCCGGAAACCTTCAACCGCGCTCGCGAG